CGCGGCCCACATTGCCGATTGATCGATCCACGGGATGATCGTGCCGATGCTGCCCCAAGTGGACGACGGCGTTCCGAAAGCCCAGTCGGCGCTAACTGCGATGTTGTACGCCGCGCTGCACGCGAGGTCGTCGCTAAACGCAAGGACCGGGATCGGGCATGCCTGCACGGCCTCGGCAATTTCCGCGTTGCCAACAACGGTTCCGCCCGGTGACGAAATTTCTAAAAAAATCCCGCGTGCTCCCTCTTCCACCGCGCTTTCAATTTCATCGGCGATGTCTTCGTAGTCGCTGTTCCCGCAGCTTTTTTCGATCATCGACAGCCCTTTGCCGAGTACGCCGCAGACATGGATTTTCGCGATCCCCGACGGCAGGATTTCCATTTCCTCGCGCGGGTTGGCAAACATTTCCGCGCCCGGCATGCCGTCAGCGCGCACCATTGCATTTTTCACCACGCGCGCCACCGCAGCGTGCCCTTCGGCGGTAATAAACCACGGGCGGAAAAAGACCTGCTCAAAAACGCGTTGGAACCTCATAATGCTGGATCGATTTGAACTGGGGCGGGCTGCACGCCGGGAATCACGCGAAACGCCGATTCCGGCAGCCCGCTGCGTTCCATGCGTGTGCGGATTTCGATTTCTTCGCGCTCACGTTCGTCCAAATGGTCGGTCAGCGTGCGGCCGCCCTCGGCCAAAATTTCGGTGAGCGTGCGCATGCCGAGCTTGTACGCCTCCCGCGCATCCGCGTTGGCATACCCGGCGTCCACCGTCACCGTTGGAGGCGTAGTAAACCCCCACTTAAGTGACCCACCAAGGTCCGCGCCGCGGTATGGTGGCAAGATCCCGAGCTTGATTGCTTTGCTGACCGCGTAGCCGACACGCCGGCGCGCGGCGGGGCGCAAAAGGTCCTGCCGGTCCTGCACGGTGCGGTTTACTTTTGCGACCATCGCTCGGACGCTGGCGCCCCCGAGTTTGCTTGCGTCCCAGAAAAATTCATAAGGCAGCCCCGCGCCGTGCAGTGCGTTGCGTAGCAGGCGCTCCATGAGGCTGTTTGTCGCTTCGCTTGGCACTTCGCTTTTGAGTTGCTCTAATTTTGCGCCCGAGTTGGCGCGGAAATAGCGCACGGTCCCCCCGAAGATTTCCTCGCCGACGCTGCGACGCCGAGTTCGTTGTGCTCGATCAGTCCGATCGCCGCCGCCAGTTTTGCGGCTTGGCGCACGTAGTCCTGCATTGTCATCAGATCGCGCAGGTCGAGGATCGCCGAGGTAAACGCCGGCAGCCCGCGCGTTTGGTCCGGCGCCACCGGCTCCCGCAGGAAATCCACGTTTTGCGCACTTACATCCCGGTCTTCATCCGGCGTGCGGCCGAGAACCCGGAACCCGATGGGGCGCCCGTACTCGTTTATGATCACGCCGTTGTGCTGCCGATAGCCGCGGTACGGGCCGGCCTCCACAGCCGGTTTGTTGTCGCGGCTGCCCACGGCGTGCCAGGGTATCTGCTGAAACTGCGGGTAGCCGTCGCGTGCCTCGGTGTAGAGGCAAAAGACGTCCCCGTCGCGGTCTACGCTCAAGCTGTCGAGGTAAAGCGCCGTTTGAAAATCCATCCCGTTTACATGGCTCACCCCATAGAATTGCGACACCAGCCAATCAGTTGCCGCACGCCCCCACTCCTTGTCCTCGCCTTCAAACCGCGGCAGCCAGGAGCGGCCGACTACGTAAGTCGACTTTTCTTGCAGCGCACCCTGCGCGGGGCCGAAATTCCAAAAAAGTTTCTGCGATGCGTTGACGATCGTCCGCCATTCGCCGACATCGATATTTTTGTCGAGCGGTTGCGCGTAGTTGCCTAGCAGGGGCCTCTGCGCCCAGTACCCGCCGTTTGCCAGCCGCAGTTGATTTGGCCCGCCGGATCCAAACCCAAGGCTGGCTTTGATGCGCTGCAAAAAATTGCGGACCATATCAGTTAAACATTGCCTGCGTGCGGGTCACCGGCCGACAGATGCCGCGCGCTTTGTGGTCAAGGGCGAGCTGCGCCATCGCAAAATGAAAAGCTCGATCCGTTGACCGTGCTGGAAATTAGCGTTCCCTCGCCAGCACTGACCGCGTCAAAAGTTGAGTCCCGCAGGTTTCGCAAAAACGCGACATCCTGCTGCAAAAAAACGTTCAAAATCACAGAAGTTGCGGCGTCCACGTACCCCGCGGGATGTCAATCACTCGTCCCGGTTGTCAATCTGGCCGAGGATGCGGAAATATGCCGCGGCGACTAGCTGCATCGCCTCGCAATCCCACAAATGGTTGTGCCGTTTTACCAGCACATACCTTTGCTTCACCTGCTTTGTGACGCGGTCTACGGTGTCCCGCTTCACCTCGGAGTTCATGTGCGCGGTCCAGTCGGTGGACACGTCCCGCGGGTGCTCCCACAGGGGCGCCCCCTGCGCGCGCAGCCGGACAAGCTGGTCTTTTATTGGCTCGTTTGCCCAGTTGATGAGCTTGCACGTGTGACCCCGCGGAGACCGCACCGGCCGCGGTTCCGAAAACGCCCGTTGGTGCCGTCGGCGCCCGGTGCCAATCCAAAAAAAGTCATCCCCGCGGCCCATCATCGCGTTCCAACCGTGCTGCCCACACTCATCGTAAACGTTGCCCGTGCTGTACCCGGCGTCCTGAAAAACGCAGTAGTCTTCCACTTTTAAACGCTCCTGCGTGTCGCGGATGCTTTCAATCGTCAGCACTTTCCCTTCCCAAATCAACCGGCTTGACCCGTCGGCGCGCCATGCCCGACACAGCACCCACCAGTGATCTTGCTGCCGGTCGATCGTCAAAAACCGGCGCACTTCTCCCTCGATTCGCTGCCCATCGATCAAATCAGATTTGAGGTAATCCGCTCCCCGCAACTCCACCGGCGGCGCGTCGTTTTCCTGTTTCCAAACCTCCGCTAAACGCTTTTGGACAAACTGTCGCAGCGCAGACAGGTCCCCAGATTTTTTCAGTATCTGCGCCTTAATCCATTCCACAACAAGCGTGCCCCACGGGATCCAATACACGCCCATCGCGCTGTAGTGAACCGACACGCGCCCCGATAGCCCGTTGCTCGGCATCCGCTCGTAACGCCCCGCGGTGGCCATCGCGCGCCGCTCCTGCGCGGTGTCGCGCGTGACGTGCCCGCACTCCGGGCACTCATGGCGCGCCGAATTTGCCAGCCGCTCCCAGTCGGGCGTGCCGTCATCGAGCGTAGCGTCTTCCCACTTAATGCTCGACCAGACCAGCCGGTGCCACACACCGCAGCCTGCGCACACGGTCCCCCAGCACCGTAGTTCCCCGGCCTCAAAAAACGCTTCGGCTTCGTGCGTGTCGTCCCAGCCCTGCGACACCCCGATCACCACCGAGTTCCAGCGGTCGTGCGTGCGCCGCTGCGCCTCGCCAATCATGCCGGGGCGCCACCTCCACAGCTCGTCCATCCACACGTACCGCATGGACTTTTCCTGCAGGCTGGAAAGGTTCGCGCCTGCAATGAACAACGGCATGTGCGGAAATAGGATGCTGGTCTTACGTTTTTGATGCCGGTCCCGCGGAAACAGCGCCGCGGTTTTTTTGCACCCCTGCAGCACCGGGAGCAACCGCGTTTCGGCAAAATCCTTGGCCATGTCGTCACTCTGGCCCACTAGCAGCATGCCGCCCGGGGCTTCCGCCACCACGTACGCCACCAGCAGCTCGAGAAGCGTCGTTTTACCCCCGCCCACCGGGGCGCGGATCGCAATCTGGCGGTGCGCCCCCGCGGTAAACGTCTGAATGATCTCGTTGAGCCAGGGGGTGACCGCTCGGTCAAACAATGTCGCGCGCGCCGAGTGCGGCAGCGTCACGTTTGCCTCGAGCCAGTCAAGGGGGTCCCCCCGAAAACGCGACTGGAACCCGGAAAGGAACCCGTCAAGGACTGGGGCGCGGCACTTCCTCGGGGTCATCGTGTTGTCTGACATCGAGGAGAGATTCCAATTGACCACGGATTTTTTCGATAAGGGAATCAAGTCGCACTAGCAACCGGTCCCGGATTTGGATTTCTGTAAGCCCGGCAAGGTGCCCGGGCAAGTCGTTTGCCAGCGCGGACAACTCCGCCACCAGCACGCTGCCAATCGTTGTCGCCTCCTCTCGGATCTGATCAACCGGCAAAAATTGGTTTCGATCGACCAGCAGACGAAATTTGATGCGCTCGGTTTCCGCGCGGATTTTTTCCAAACGCGCCGCGGCAATGTTCGGGGGCCCGTGCGCGCTAATCTCAGCCGACTCGGCCGCCTTCGCAGCTTTCCATGCTCGCGCACTCTCCACCGAATCGCGCGGCATTCCCTGCATCGCCCATCGGCTAACCGTGGACACGTTCACGCCCATTTCAGC